TGCCATTATTGTCTGTAATTTGGAGTTAATGACCAGTAATTATTACTCGCCGATGCTATTTGTGCAACCTCTGACTCGTTTTGTTCCCACTTTGCTTTCGGTCTGTCTTTTGGATCTAAGTCTAAAATCATTTTTCTCGCTTCATTAACTGAAATTTGAGTATTGTTTTTTCTTAAATAAATCTTACGCATCCAAAAATGTTTACAATTAACCGAACCTTTGTAAAGCCAGATTGAGTAATCGTCTGCTCCGTTTGGTCCAAATCCTTTATTAACTTGTTTGCTACCCGCTAAAATAATATCCTCTTTGCGATATGTTCTACCAGCAGAAACCATCTTTTGGCAAAAGTCTCTTTGTGCTCCACTTGCTCCTTCGTAAGTGTATCGGATTTTAAATAATGATGTATCCTGTTCGCTTGTTACATTTGGAAAACTTGAAAATGATTTCGCTAAACTCAAAGTTATTTCATTTATTTCTAATTCTGGAGTTACCGGTATTGCATCAATTTCCTCCCACTCTTCCTCATCAATAACCTCTCCCATTTCAATAAGCAAATCAGCAACTTCTAAAAGATTATTATCGTCTTTTGAACAGCAAACCTGTGTACTTAATTGAGTCAATGGAGCAGCTTGCGAACTGAATAATGATTGAGCAACATTTGAAGGAATATTTAAGAATTGAACTAAGAAAACAATCGCTTGCTCCGTTGTTAAAATACCCTCTTTTACTTTTGCAAATATATCAATTGCCGAGGTAATTTGAGCACCGTTATAAGAAACCGCTGCATCGTTTGCAATTGCATCCGTTCCAACTATTCCCTCAGCTACATCCTCAGCTCTTAAGCTTTCAAATTGTAAATCCAAACCGATAGCATTAACTGCAAATATTTCCATTAAACCATCCAAAATAATTTCTTGTTTTGGTTTAATTACATTTATCATTAACTCCTCAAATCCTACTTTTATTTCGTCAGCGTTTGAACTAAAACCCGTTGAGTCTTTTACACCTACTAACATCGGAGTCGTAAGTTTATGAGAAGTACAAAGTTGATTTTTAGCTTCTAAACTTAAATAAGCATATTGCTCGTGAGCGTTTGAAACTTCCAAAGCCGAAATTGTAATTTCGCTATCTTTGTTATCGTTCCAATTTAAAAAGAACGCACCAGCATTTTGTGAACCTGTTAAATGGTTTCTAATTTGTCGTGTATTTTCTTGGATTGTTTCGGCACTTTCTTGAATACCGCTATTCATATTTATAATATGACCGAAAGACAACCCCTTTTGTATATGATTTATAGAGTAGTTAGAAATTTCCTCCTCCATTTTTGCCCAACTAATACCAGCAACGTAAGAAGGATTACTATAATAAAACTGCCCGACCTGATAATCTTTAATTATATAAATTTCGGAGCGTTCCTGAGTTCCCTCTCCAAATCCAAAAGCATCAAAACGCTCTGGCTTGTATTTATTTACATTTGAAAAATCATAACTATAATAATATCCTGTAATATCGCCTTCCTCATTTGCAACCTCTGGAGCAACTTTTTGTTTCGCAATATGGAAACATTTTTGTACTTTATTTTTTAAATATTTAACCTCAATCGCAGCCTCGCCAAACATTTCGAAATCCTTACAAATTTTTCTCAAATCTTTTTTAGAAACTAAGGAAATTATTGCAGCCCATTCAGATGGTTTTGTATTTCTGTCTTTTGAAGTCAATCCTTTACCGTAAATAAACTGACTATAAGAGTCGATTATCGCTGAGTTAGTTGGTGAACCGTTATAAGCATCGATAATTGTTTGATAAAATTCGTTATTTTTACCATTCAATACCCACTTTTTACCAGATACCTCTTTAATTTCTGGTCTTATATAGTTCGATAAATTTATTATTTGTAATTTTTCCATAAAATTATACTTTTAGAACTCCATTATTAAGTTCAAAATTTTCTAAGTCAGTCTGAGCCGTAGCAAAAGCCTTGCCTCTATATATCAATTCGTCGTTTTCGTTGATTACAATTTCAAAAGATTGCCCTTCTTTGAACACAATATCGTCAAAAATTAAAATTAAAATACCGTTTTGATAATAAACCCCCGTTACCTCGATTTCGTGAGTGATATCTTTGAGCTCGTCACGTAAAAAAAACGTGATTACGCCACTATTATATCCTCTTGGAATGCATTTAAATTGATACGGTGCTGTTAAATTAAATATCCACATATATATATAACGAATAAATACTTTTTTGTAACAAAAAAAGCTCCAATAAGGAGCTTTTTTATCAATTTTTATGCAAAAATTTAAGAAACTACTTCATCAACAACCATAGCTAATAAAGCGGTTTTAGTTGTAGCGTCTAAAAATGGAGATAAATTACCTTCCTCCGCTGTTATAGCCAATGTAAATCCGGTTAAATCACCTCCGGCTCCGCCTGAGACTTTTGTGCAGCTTGACATAGTTCCATTTGTAGCTCCTAAAAGCATAATGTTACCATTATAATCCTCTACAAATACAAAAGGTCTGCCTCCACAAATCAATTGTACTTGAGCCTGTAAGTCAGCGGCTAATTTTGGAAGCGTAACCGCAACCGATTGAGCGTTTAAAAACGTTCCATTATCCTCTGAACTTGTACCTGTTTCAGTCAAAGCGTTTGTAGTCGCTTTAACTTGATATTGAAACACCTCAGCTAACGTGCCTAAGCTCGTTACTGCGTGTGCAGCAATTACGAAATTATAATTCTCGTAATTTGCAAAATAAATATTTTTAATTCCGCCTCGCTGGTCTTTACAGCCCAACAGTTTGCCCTTCGTGATCATGCAGCTCATCCTATTTTTTTTTTAAATTATTAATAATCAATAAGTTATATTAAAAACCGCCCAAATTAATGAGCGGTTAAATTAATATTTATACTTCTAAAGACAACCAAACGATTTCAGAAGGATTGTAATATCCAACTCCTACGTTGTAAACTACTTTTCCTCTAACTTTACCAGTCAATAAACCGATTTCGTCTTCGTCAACCATTGCCACTTGATTGTGATCAGCAGTCAAACCTGTAGCGAAAACTAAGTTTTTCTTTTCGTAGATAACTACAGAGTTAGCAGGTAAACCATTCAATACAGTCAACGTGTGTCTTCCGAATGCTAAAGCAAAATCAGTGTTTCCATTACCATAAGTAATCCCTTGAGTTGAAAGGTAGAAAGCATAAGCTTGAGCAACATCAGGAGACACAGCAAAAACTAATTCTTTATTTCTCAAAGCAATTGGCAAATTCTCCAAAGCTGGTTTTAAATATTTAGCCAATACGTTTGCTTCAGTAACCGCAGCATCAGCGGCTGGTTTGTTAACATCTCCGTCATCAGCAAACAAAGTTAAGAAACCGTCAAAGTTTGTAGACGAAGTCCAAATGTCAGCTTCTAATTTTTCTCCGATAGCTCCCAAAACTTCCGCTTGGATAGCATCCATAATGTCAGAAGGTGCAGTTGCATTCGCAGCTCCTCCGCCCATAATTCCGTCAGACCAAGTCGCTCTGAAATCCTCTTTACAAACGTCAAAATCATTTTTGAATTTGAAAGGCTCGATAGTATTTTCGTTTAAAACGATTGTACCAGCAGGAGCAAATCCGCAAGTATATGCAGTTGTTCCGTCAGTGTAAGCGATTTTACGCAAAGACAATTTGTGGTTAACGTTTTCAGCGATAGTAACCGCTCCTTTTTCAATAGTGTCAATCGTTTTGAACGCTTGACCGATAATCATACCGGCATCTTTTCCGTTATAATTAGAACTTACAGTTGTAGTTGTAGCCATTTTTTAATTTAAGTTTTTAAGGTTATTTAATATTTTTTGATTACGTGTCAATTTCACGTTTTTGTTTGAAGTTTCAGCAACTTCAGGCTTTGCTTTTGTTGAAGCTTTAACCTCAACTTGAGTAGTTTTCACCTCAGCAATTTGAGCAGATAATTCTGTTCTAATTGATTCGATTTGTTTTGCCACTTCGATACTCATAGAAGTCACAATTGATTTAACAAGTTCCTCAGTTGACATTTCAACCGCTTCTGCAGCTTCTGCCTCTGGAGTTTCCTCTTCCATTATTGCCTCTTTAATTTCAGCAATAACACCTTCTTCAACGATTACTAAAAGTCTACCGTCTTCCAATTCGTGGTCTCCGATTGGTGCAGGCTCTTTGTCTCCGTTTTCGTTTACAATAAAAACAGGTTTACCAGCTTCAAAAGCCTCAGCTTCCAAAACGGTAATACCGTCTTTTAATTTCATCGTTTCCATAGCAATAACTACTTCCTCGATTGCAACTTCCTCAGATAATTTTACCGAAGCAAAACCATCTTTAATTGCGTTAACAATTGATTCTAAATTCATATACTCACTTTTTAAATTTACTTTCTCCATATCAAAAACCCCATCGATTGAGAAGCCTTTGACCTTTCCTGTTTTAACGTAATCATTCCAGATTTCGTCGTTATTAACTTTCATTAAACCAAACCAACTTCCTACCGGCTCATTAAATCCATAGTGTACAGATTTATCGTGCACCTCATCCTCTTTAATCCAACTCTCAATAAATGTAACATCGTCAATTTGCACTCCCGAATGTTCAATTGTTGAATTGTTTTGGTATCCTTTTAGTGCAAAATTCTGTTGTACTTGTTTAATTGTTTCCTTTGGGAATACAATATTAAATTCTTGACCGTCTTGGTTTCTGTAAATCGGTTGCTCTGGAATTAATATCGCACCCATCAAAATACGTTGCTCCTCGTTTACAGTTGCGAGCTTCAACTCTGTTTGTTTCGACAAAGTGATAAAATTTACACCTATTGCAGGATCAGAAACCAAAGAGATACAATATACCCCCTCGTTATCCTGCTCATTAAATAATACTTTGTATGTTTCCATATATGTATAACGATATTAATTAATTTTGTTATAAACTTTTTACATTAAATTTTAATTTAATGATACAAAACAACCTACAGATTTAAAAAATAAATAAATTTTAAACCTGTAGATTGAAATTTTAACCTCCTATTGTGGCACTCTCGATTATGTTACGCTGTAAGCTCTGAGCAGTGGTTACATTATTGGCAACTACGTAAGCCTGTATTGGTTGCTGTTGTTGTTGACCAATAGTTTGAGCTAATTGGTTGGTTGAACTTGAACCAACTACATTAAAAGATGGAGCGGTTGGTGCTCCTCCACCTGCTGCGGAAGCTCCATCTGGAACGCTTCCACCTCCACCACCTCCTGGAACTTTTACGGCTAAAATATTCTTAACAGCTTTAAATCCTGTAGCTGCGATTATAGCAACATTGGCAATTTTCAAACCTATCTCAAAAGGCGTGACTGTTTTGGTTGCAAGTTCTGCCGTAATACCTTGATATGTATTAATTAACGCAGCAGCAACTGCCATTGCCTTACCAGCTGCGGTATTTTTACCAAGTAAATCCGCTCCTTTATTTAATACATCAGAGGTTTTTTGAAGTATTGCTTTTTTAGCATCTGCCTCAGACTTATCAATTTCAACTCTGGATTTTGATAATTGCCCTATTTTTTCATTATAATCTTTTTCTGTAATTAATTTGTCATCAAATTGCTTTTTATATAAAGCTTGTTCGGAATCAACTGCTGCAAGTCTTGCGTCAAAAGTAGCGGTTGAATCAGTAATTATTTTTTCTAATTCAGTTGCTTTTTTCGCATCCTCTTCAAGTCTATATTTATCTTTTATTGCATTTAATAAGGAGACTTCAAAATGAGTATAGAGATAAATAATCTAGACACATTTATTGAAAAATACGACAAAATTCTACCTAGCGATTGGGGTAGGTTAGATATTATTAACTGGTTAGTTTATAAAGTAGAGAGTCTTATAGATGTTAAAGAGTTTTTTGACCCTACTTTATATGGCATGATTGACTTTGACGAAAATGCCATTGGAGACAAGCCTTATGGTTTAGAGACTTATCTAGATATTGAAGCTAACGATTGTGTAGATTGTTATTGGTTCAATACCGAAAAAGAACGTCTTCAATTTATAAAAGACGAAAATATTAATTTATTAAACACATAGGAGATTAAAATGCAAAAACATGACACTATTACATCGACTCAATATTTAGAACTGCGTAAACTTATTGATTGGCTATACAATGACC